CTGACCGTACTGCTGTAACATCGGATTAACTTGTCCTAACGCATCCGCTAGGTCCATCAACTTGTTACGTCCTGCTTGTTGAACCTGTACAGCGTACTGTCCTCCCCGTTGAATGGTAGGTGATATACCGGGGACTGCTCCGCCTAATCCTTGTACTTGTACTCGTTCTGCCATAATTCTAAATATCGTAACGTCCTACACCTGCCGTACCGGGTGCATAGGAAGCAGTTGCTCCGGATATAGTACCAGCAGGAGCGGGTGTTGTAGGCATACCGCCCATCTGTTGCATCTGCAATCCAGCACCATACGCACCCACTGCACTTGTAGCAGTACTTAAAGCAGATGTTAAGAAGTCAGGTTTGTTGATGGGTCTATTAATACCGATCTGACGTTGTTGCGTTGCGAATCCTGCTTGTTCAATACCAAGTCCTGTTGCTACTCCACCTAACTCTTGTTGTCTTAAAAGTGCTGCACGATACCCTGCTTCTTGTCGTGTGTAGTCATCCATCAATGCTTGTACACTAGCTCCTGCAACACCTGCTTCTCCAGCGGACACTCTAGCTCTTGCTAATGCTTCCTGTGACTTACGACTGACTTGTTCTAACTCACGACCCACAGCTTCCTGCTCTTGTGCTTGACGCATACGAAGAGAGGTTTGTTCTTGCATGAAGCGTTGACGTTCAGCTGCTGCTGCTTGTGCTTGATACTGAGCCTGCTGTCTAGCCATGCGTCTTTGCCCAATATACTGAGCTGTCCCTGATGCGACTGCTAACGCTGCAAATACCATTGGATAACACATATCGTTTACTTCCTCTCTAATATAAATGACATATACCCGTCGTACTGGCAATCGCTAAACTCAGCACCCAACCACTTCAACCACCTCATACTCAACGTATTAGTCTTCATTACCACGTTCGTCAGAAAATCAAAGCCGTGCATCATCTCGTCGATCCATTGTTGTGAATGCTGTACAAAATACTTCTTAGCGTTAGCTAAACGACGTGTGCCTAATAGCCATACAACTCCTACGTTATCGTTAGGAACTACTCCAAAGCTACAGTATAAACCGTCGTTACCTCTTAATGAGTAACACTTGATGCTGTTCTTGAACGATATGTTAACTGCGTCCTTTGGGTGATGCATAAGACCGATACACTCCATCATGTCCTCTTCCCTCATGTCGTCGTACAACTCAAAGGCATCCATATCAGGCTGTGCTTGTTCCACTCTAAGACCCATATCTTCTACTCCTCGGTATAAACATAGATTCAAACTCTGCAGCTAACAGCTTGACTGGCAAGGCAGAACTGCTCTTTACTTCAATTGTTGTATCTTCTGGTTGTCCTTGTACTGCAAACTTAAAGTGTCCGTCTTGTGGTGTGAAACTGTTAAGTGTTAAGTTAGACCCAAGGATGTCAGGATTGAATGCATACGTGTATGTATCTCTAAACTTAGGTGTTACTTCTACAGTAAAGTGTCCAGTGTCTGCATAGTTAAGACTACCACTACGGATTGTTTGAAATGTGTAATCGGATGCAGATCGTCCTCCTCGTTCCGTTGGTTGTTTCAATGTCTGATCGGAGAACCTGTACAACATATCGTACGGGAACCCTGCGTAGAAGTCTGTACTTGTTAAGTCTCCACTAACCGTACCCTCTGTTGCAGATGTCCTTGTAAACGCTACTCTATGACCGTTCTTTGTGTATATATCTATACCTGTTGGATCGTACGGGAAACCACTGATTGTTGTAGTACCACCACTAAAGCTAGTTGTTAAATCGCTACCGTCTATCCTACTATCCAACAACAACGTATATCCGTTATCGTCTTGTAAGTCATTCTCCATCGGTAATACTTCTAAGTAGGTGGAGGTCGTATCGTTTGTTAGGATGTATAAATCTGATTCGATAAAGTCCAACCCAACAACGTCACGATTAAGTGTGAACTTCTGCCAAGCACTTTGTATCTTCTCTTTGTTCTGCCAGAAGTACTTATATATAAATATCTCTTTACGGTTCTGATTGTTTACTACTGCTAATACATTCTCCACAGCAGTACCTGCCATAGCGATAACATCAGACTTAACGTACGTTGGTACTTGTGATGTTATTTCAGCAGCGTCAAAGATAGCAGTGTCGTTGTCTATGTAGTATTCAGTCAGCCCGGTGTATGTGTTACGCTTAAATGGGAAGTATACGTAGTTGTTAAGAACAATCGGCTTGATACGTCCTGACGCGTCGTATTCGGTAGCTGGAGTAATACTTACTGTCTTAGATGTTAACAACTCCTGACCACGAAGAACGAACTGGGTGCCTTCTGAAAAGATTAACAACTTCTCTTGGAACGGTACTGCGTGTTTTAGTATCGCTACTTTTGTGTGACTGATGCCTACATCTATAGGAGCACTATCTAACAACGATAAGACGGTAGTCCTCCAAAAGTTAAAGTATTCATCTGCTTCACTAAATACGATACTGTTATCTGTTAATAGTCCCAGTCTGTTCTTGAAGAAGAAGATGTCGTTTATCTTTTTAGGAATCAAAGGATCGGTAGTGACAAACGTAGGAGCTGGATTCGTGTCGTCATCACCTGCTGTTCTGTTACCCCAAGTTGTTGTATCTAACGTCCACGTGTTAAATGTAGCGTCATCAGGCTTAAGTTGTAACGGCATGGTTGTAGCGTTGATGCTTACCTTTACACCGTATCCTACATCTTCTATCCAAGTGCCTTCACCAAACGCAATACCGTCTTTAGTCTGAAACTTTACATAGTAATCGTCTTGTACTAACTCCGTATCACCTTTTACTTTAACTCTAAAATCGTTGTAAGCTTTAGCAGGTAATTCTGTGATGTTAGATACTTCTTTGTAAACTAAACCTAGTCCTTGATCGGCTAAACCATCCTTAACTGATATATGAAAGTCAGAAGTGCCTGTGATTCTTATACAAGCGTTTTGTACTTCCACAGTTTGAGACACACCAGTAGCTGCTATTGTAGATGTAGCTGTTGCTGATCCTGTGCCGAAAGTAACACTAGGTGCTGATGTATAACCTCTACCTCCGTGGGTGACAACAATCTCGGTAACTACACCATTTGATAGTAAGGCATAACCCAAAGCTTTATCACTGCCTGTAGCGGGGTTTCCAAATGTTACAATTGGTGGTGACGTATATCCGCTTCCTCCGCTTGTTATTGTAACAGAAGTTACTTGACCGCCTGTTCCTAAAGTCTGTGCTATTTGTCCAGCTATGTATTCAGTGTCAGCGTCTCTACCATCTCCTGCTGAGTTGTCTGTTGAATCCTTATCGCCTGATGATGTGCCTCCTCCACTCTCATAGATAAACTTCTGACCATCTATCTCTACACTGTATTCCTTATCGTAATCACCAAGCTTAACGAACACGATAGCATCGTAGTCAAGAGCTGTACTTGTTGTACTACCCAACGCTACCGTCTGTTCTTTGTTAGCTATAAATGTATAATCAGCAACGGTTAACGCTTTGACGTCTTCTCGTGGGTTACTGATGTTATCAAGGTAAGTCTGTGCGTCTGCTGTAATAGTTACCGTCTTCTCACTGCCGTCACTAAGATCAAACACAGACAGATCGTTGTTATCTATAACAGATGCAAACTGCTTGTCTTCGTCTCTATCTATCAGTTGTACAAAAGCATTGTTACTTACTTTACTTGTAAACAGCTTACCAATGTGACGGGTGTTCGGTCGTTTAACAAGTCCTTCAACAACAGTAGCCCAAGCATTTACCTGCTCGTCACACTGACCGGGATACCGTAAGTTATCTGGTTGTTGTGATACGCCCTGAGCTAGGTTAGGTACGCTGTTAACTAATAACGGCATTATCTATCTAGCACTCGTAACACGCTGTAGTCGTCAAATATCGTCCTGTCTGCGTTCTCGGAGTCGCTGTCTATTGCTCTAGCTTTTGCTTCTATCTCGTCCCGTAATGCAAAGCCTTCTATCTCACGGCTACCAAGGAAACGATTAGCAAACACACGTGCAGCTTTAACGGTGATGTAGTGTCGGAACTGCTCAGGTATTTCTGTGAAGTCCAACTCAAAAGTAATGGAGGCTTTAACCTCCTTAGTCCATACATCCGTGTGATTCTTCCTATCGTATAAGGTTAGTCCACGCTGTACTGGATCACTATCTGTATAAATTTGTGGGTCTAAGTCTACACGTAACGTATTGTTAGGTAGTGTTATCTTAGATGTTGATGCGTCAGGGGTAAGGGTGTATTCGTGCTCGGTGTTAAAATGCCAACCCTCTGACTGAATGGCTCTGCTCATCTCGTCCAATGTGGACTCAGCTTGAACAACAGTAACTGGTACAGCTGTCCCTCCTAGTGTGTTGACGGGTGCTTCTCCGATGACGCTAATCATCGTGTTTACTGCGTTAAGTTTTGTTGTCAGAGCCATAATATAAAAATACTCGGTAGAAGGGAGCGGAACGAATCACAGACCTCCCAACACCGAGAGAGTGGTTACTTCTGAAGTTCGATAGCACACTCAGGACGGAGAACTCCGTGACCCATAGCGTACTTCGCAACGAAAAGCGTACCTTGACGTTCGATTTGGTACTCAGATTCAGTAGCCAAGTCGAGCAGTTTAACAGTTCCAACAGCAGCAGAATGAGAAACAACACCAAGCGTGTTAGTAAAGTTTCCGTTATATCCTACTCCGCTTCCACCGAACACGTCGTTAGCAGCTTCTCCGTCGCCAGTAGAAACAGCAGACAAGTCAGTCGATGGGATGTGGTTGGATTTGTAGATTGTGATACCTGCGATTTGAGGGATCGACCCAGCAGCGATGCTTCCTACACCTCCGACGTCTTTATTGACAGCAGAAGTAGAGATAGCAAGCTGTCCAGCACCACCAGTGATTAACTTGTAGTACTCTTGTGGACGAAGAACGCAGAAACGACCGTCGCTAGGAACGTCATTTTCGTCGAGCTTCTGAGCAGCAGTGAAAAGAGCAGCTGTTAATTCTGCACCAGTTGGGGCAGTGTTATCAGTGTCGTCTTCTGAGTCACTTACGTCACCCATTGCATTAGCAGAAACGTCGAGGATACCACCAGTATTACCACCAGTTACGGCAGCAGCAGAACGAGCAGCAGCGATGAATACTTTAGCAAGAGCAGTATCGAAACGAACAGCAAGAGCTTTACCCAACTCGTTAGCGTAGACGCTGCGGATGTCGTAGTGGTTCTTTACGTCGTCGATGTTGCTCAAGAAAGTAGAAGCCAAAAGCATCTTGTCGATAGTGATGACTTTCTCAGCTTTCTTGATGTCGCTTAAGTAACTGTTTCCAGCGTCAGCGATGTTTTCACCGGGTGTATGGTAAGCAGCAGAAGCGATTCCTGTTACAGGGAACTGAGCTGATTTACCGTTTTCGATTGTGCGAACAGTATGTA